AAATGTCAGAGCAAACAGTTGCTGCTCAGCAAGCGGGCGCGACTTGATGATGTCGCGTATGCCCTTTGGGGCAGGGGCTTGGGGCTGCTGTGGCTGCGGCGCCTGTGTGGCTTGCACCTTGATCAGGTTTGGATCTGTGGAAACGATGCTGCCGGAGCTGTCGGACATTGGCCGCGCTTGGGCCGGCGGCTGCTGAATTGCGGGCTGCCCTTGGTTGGGCGCAAGCATCTCTTTGACGAACTCCTGCACCGAATCCTTGTCCTGAAGCTTTTTCAGGTTTGCGCGTGCCGTCTCCTCTTGGATAGGCTGCAAGGTGCGCGCGTGCTGCAAGCCCAGTTGGGCTGTCTGCTCCTGCGCGGGACGCATCGCTGCGTTATGAGCGTTGCTATCGCGTGCCGCCGTCAACTGCGCCTGATACATCGGATCAGACTGCTTGATGCTCTGTTCAAGGAACTGCGGAGCCATTGCCGCCCCGTACTGCGTCCCAAGAACGGACTTCGGATTGCCAGACATGATGGCGTCAACCATCGCCTTGCGCCCTTCGGTTTCACCCTCCTGTGCCTGGCTATTCCACACTCCCGCATTTGCGCCCTGCACCACCCTTGCAAGAGCCTGCGTCCAATGCCCTACAGGAGAGGCGTCTGTTCCTGCCTGATAGGCTTGTTGCCCGTAGCGGCGGCGTAGTGCCACCTCTTCAGGAGACAGGCCAGCGGTCGAAAAATCAGCCATGGGCGGGCTTCCTGGGATTGAGCCTGTGGTTATGGGGGCTGACGCGGGAGATGGGCGAGCGGTCTCGCCATACATGTCGTAACCTTGCTGCGGCGGTGCTGATGGCGGCCCACCCAGCTTAAAGAACCGATGCGTCCCGATTTCAAAGCCGGTGCCGTTGTCCCAGGAGGGCGGCTTACGGCCTAAAGCTGCTTGCACCTTGGGCGAATAGAAGTGCGTCGCACCGTTTGTCGGGTCGGCTTCGCTATCGAAGATAGGACGTATGCTGTCGGCAATGCGCTGATACTCAGGCGACTGCGGCGACAGCTTCATAAGCTGTTCGCGCTTGCTGCCCCATGGCTCGAACTGGTTTGGGGCCAGAACGACGTTCTTGAAACCAGTGTTGGCGGCTCGTGCTCTGTTGCGGATGACGGCTGCAACGGACTGCTGTCCGAGTGTAGGCTCTCCCCGAGCTTCGCCCCATACGGTGCGAACGGCATAGTCGAAGTCTTCTGGGGTGTAACCGGCCATGGGTTAGCCGAACATAGAGCCGAAGAAGCCCGTGGGTCTTGTGGTGGTGGACCAGCCGCCGTTAGCCGCCGTCCCGGGCTGGGTGGTGGTGCCGCCCCCACCAAACATCGCATTGCCCATATATGCCCCCATCGGGCCGCCAATGATGGCGCCTCCTAAGCCTGCGAGACCGCCGAGCATGGCGTTGTTGCGTTGGTTCTCCGCCTGAACCATCGCGTTCTGCTGGTTGAATGCCGCGTTCTGCATAGAGCCATAGTCAACGTTGCCAACATTGATCGGGCTGAACGCAGCCTGTCCCGTATTCATGGCAAGGTTGCCGAACTGAACACCAGGCTGCAGCTCTTGCATCTGCTGATTGCGGCCCTGCAAGGACTGGTTAAACAACTGGCCTTGGATGTTCGTGGTCAGATTGTTGCGGGCTTCGTTCTGCTGCAGAGCCAGATCATTCATGCGGCTCTTGAATGCCTCACTGGTTGGGTCCAGGCCCTGATTGCGTAGCTTGTTCTCCATCGCGTCGGCGGAGCGCTGGAAACGTGGCTCAAGGTTTGCGCTTGCGTAGCCATAGGCTCGATCAAATGCGGCGTTGCTATCGCCTACACCTTGGCCGGCCGTGTTGAAGTATTGTTGCCCCAGGCCAGACAAGCCGCTTGAGTACTGCTGCCCCAATGCGCCAAGCGACTGGTTCCGAGAGAACGGCGGATTGCCATTCGCATCCGTCCCGGTCTGCACCCAGTTTACAGAGTTACCAAACGCGTTGGTCTGGTTAGGCCGATTGTAAGCGGCCTGCGTCTGAGCGCTCTGCGTATTGAACTGCTGCTGCTTCGCTGCGGCCTGGTCCGCCTGTGCATTGACCGCACCCTGATCGACCTTCGCTGACTTGCCCATTGCTCTTCCTCAGAAAGGGACAATCTTCCTTCAACATGGCGAAACGCACGGCATGGACACCAGGCCCCCAGTAGTCATAGGCTGTGCCGTCATACTTGAAGCCCCACTTAGGGGCGGCCTTCCGGCTCTTGCTGTCAGAGCGCCTGATCGTGACCTCGACGCGCCCATAGCTCATCTCATCAAACAGAAGGCGAAACACCTTGCGGGCAATGCCGGGGCCTGGGGTGACGTCGGAGACAATGCCAAGATCGGCCGTGTGCGCCGTCTCCTCGATAACCATCACCGCACCACGCAAGGTGCCGTGGTCCAGAATGCCGAATGCGTATTTCGGGGTCAGGAACGTGGGGTTCTTCTGCCTCGCCCACGCCATCACAATCTCATCGTGTCCGGTAAGAAGGTGCTGCATGCCTTAGACGAACCCACCCGGTTCAGCCAAAACGACAAAGCCGTTAACCTGCAGCGTCAGTTCCGGGGCGTAAACGTTCCAATAGGACGAACCCCAGACAGCTTCCGACCACACACCAGCCTCGACGCCAGTTCGCGCCGTGAATTTCACGCTGGCATAGCGGCCAAGAGCGGAGGAACTGGTCCAATCCGAGATGTATGTCTGTTGCCCGCCCCAAACATCCGTATCCCATACGGCCGAATCCCAAAGCGCCGTCGTCGGCACTGAGCCAACCGGCGTTGAGATCGCTTCTGTCTCCACGAAGTCTGTCGATACGCCGACAGAAACGCGCGTAGAGCCTTCCGTCAGGATAAGGGGTTGGACCATCGTATATCGCTTGAGTACACCAGCCCCGCCGCCAGCGTTGTAGGCGGTCTGTCCCACAGCAACAATTGTGGTGCGCTCGTCCGCGCCCGTGTAGTCAGCACGATTGAGGCGGCCCGCGTTGTCGCCAAAGTACAGCCGATCCTCGAATACGATCCAAGTGTTGGCTGGGTGCCCGTCAAATTCGCACCACGCGCCGGTCAACGTGTTCATAACGTATTGCTTGGCGTCGTCGTTCTCAGCCGTTGGGATGTTGAGGATGAGCCGCGTTCCACGGGGGTAAACGCACATTTCCCATCCCCAGTTGTCGCTATAGTTCCGCGCAGCCGTGTTGATCGCGGAGGCTATGTTCTGGGTAAGAGAAGCAATCCGAAGCTGCGCCTCGTCCTTCTGCACAGACATGGAAAGCTGAAGAATGCCAGCCTCCGTCAGGATCAGAGGGGAGGTTCCGTATTTTACGAAGCAGCGCCGTCCAATGGGCTTTGCGATGTTGTAAACGCCGACCAAGCTCCACGTGTCTGCGCTTGCGGGGTCGGTTCCAGCATAGATGGCGACTTGGCCTTCTGACGACAGGAACACCGCGTAGTCGTCAGGCCCTTGACCGCCGTCCAGCGTCCAAGTCGTCATGGCGAGAAGATAGCCACCACGATCGAAATTGGCGCCGAGGGAGAACTTCGTTGCAGTCCCTGCAATCGCATCTGTCGCTAGGTAGTAGGCGTCCGTCGACTCGTTGACGATGCCCCAAAGCCGTTTCTTGTGAATGCAAAGATGGATGAAGTCTGCCGAGGCGACGCCGCTGATGCTTGGCGTGGACCAAGCGGAACCGTTGTAGGCCCGCATGCTGTCCGCGCCGTTGCAGAACAGAAGGTAATGTCCGGCAGATGTGGTCATGTTGACCCACTGCAGGCGGGAATTGCTCAGGCCTGTGAGCGACGACGACGCATTGCCAGAGGCCGTTCCATCGTAAACGTTGCCGCCGCCGACGAAGAACATTGTGCTGTCCGTCGTCCCGCGCCACGCCATCAGGGTTTCGACGGACGTTGTGGTGCCGCCGCTGATGCGCGCGTGCCTCTGCCACCCACGCCGCATCTCGATATAACCGGGCTGCGGAAACCAGTTCTTGAGTTGCACTGCGCGCAGCGGGGGCATTGCAGCAAGCGCCGTGGACGTGTCCCAGCCCTCAACGGGAGCCGAGAACGACAGCGGCCTTACAACAGCCTGGCGTGCTTTGTTGGCGCGAAGCGGGGCAAGCATCATTAGCTTACGTTCCAGCTACCATCTGGGAATGTTGGGCGGCGTGCGCGGCGGTAGTCGAAGGCGCGGGATAGATTGACGGTCCGATGCGGCGTATCGCGCGTCTGAGCCAGCATCAACTGCGCTTCATACGTGCGGAATGCCTCTCCGTAGTCCAGGCCTTTGGCGCGCAGGAAGCGCCAGACCACACCAAGCGTCATCAGTTCTTCGGAGAGGATGCCAACGTCT